ATCGGGCCAGTGGTTACTGGCGCGACGGAGGTGCCGATGGACCCGTCGATATTGATCGCCAGTTGGCGAACCAGGCGACGGCCCGTGGCATCAGAACGCTCATGAAAGAACCCGGTCGTGATGACGGTGTTCTCGTAGGCGACGCGAGGGGCAGCAGTATAGCCCGCAGCGTTTTGCCCAGCGACAGCTTCCATGACTGGAACGACTGTCCGGTTTTCAACCTTGTACACGCCGTTCTTTGAGCGTTGAATCGTCAAAGTACAGGTGACCTGCCCAATCGTAGGAACGCCAGCGGCGTTTTCACGGTAAGCAGCCACAACTTTACCATTCTCACGAGTTACCGAGAGGGGAAGCAGGGTGTGGAGGACCGGTGTTGCGGCGCCATCATAGACGGCAATGTTAGCAATGCTACTCATTTGAGTTTCCAATACAATAAAATGGAGGTTGGAACCACCAAGTTTTTCTAGGCAGACCGAAGGTCGACATCTAGATTCGCAGGATCTACCTGCCTGGACGTAACTGGGTAAGAAGCGCCAGTGCGTTCAGTGTGTGCTGCCACGTTGCGGAGGAGCCGAGAGGCTTCACCGAAGGCATGGGGACGTCAAGAGTACCAGAAACGGTCCTTGTAACATCCACATGCCTCCAACGTACGGCCCCAGTATCGCCATAGACGACAAAGGAACCGGAGGATGGTATCACGGATATTCCATTAAATGCGAATTTCGTGGTCCTCGACGTCACAAATGTACCAGTCAAGTTACGTGCGAGTCCTGCTGCCGCAAGGTAGTCACCGATTGGTATGAACCAGTCGATGACAAAGGAGTATGGGAGCTTTTCCCACACCACTCCAGCAGGATCGTTCAAGCCCAAAGCGCCGAGGATATTTACTTCCTCGACAATAGCTTTGATCTTGACTTGGGTGAAAGCCTGTGCCTCATTGTATGAGACGGCAGACTGCGCCTGAGGGTAAATTGACCCGTAACGTCGCCTTGTTACGGTGTAAGTCCTTCGCATTGGAAAAGACATCAGATGGGCTAAGGTCTGAGCAGCGTCATAGACATCGTTGAGTAGAGGACGAACTCCATACTGGAATTCGAG